GTAACACAGGTTTACATGTGGACTATGGGACACTAGGTTTAGGTAGTAAGAAAGCCCACTTTATGTTTAATAAGTATAATCGTAACATGAAAGACGCACCTAAGTGGTTCCAAGCCTTGGAAAAAGAGATAGGATAAACTGATGACATACAAACTTAACAAAGCATCTCTCGACCTTATCAAAGGTTTCGAGGGGTGGCGATCAAAGGCATACCAAGACTCCGTAGGTGTCTGGACAATCGGCTATGGACACACGTCCATGGCTGGTACTCCTAAGGTACACGCTGGCATGAAGATCACCAAGCAAGAAGGTGAAGAAATGCTACAACGTGACCTACAGAAGTATGCCAAGGCTGTAGATGAGGCGGTCAATGTCCCACTAACGCCAAACCAATTTGGGGCATTAGTCTCATTCTGTTATAATGTAGGACCGGGTAACTTCCGTAAGTCAAGTGTCCTACGTTATGTCAACGATGGTAACTTCAAGGGTGTACCTGCTCGTCTGAAACTGAGGAATAAAGCTGGTGGGCGTGTGCTCCGAGGCTTGACACGTAGGCGAGTAGCAGAGGGTGTCCTGTTCCTTAAGTCACCTAATGCCAAACCCCTGTCACAGTCACGTACAGTGAAGGGTGCAGCTGGTGCAGGTGCTGGTGGCGTAGGTACACTCATCGAACCTATCAATGAGGCTATAGATGTCATCACAGGCCAACAGGAGAGCCTCTCAGGAGCCTCTACGGTCCAGATGGTACTAGGTGCCATTATTGTCGTTGGTGCTCTTGTAACCCTCTATGCGCGGTGGGATGACTCACGGGAGAAGGGGTAACACTAATGATCACATGGTTAGTAAAGAGTCTCATGTCACCCTTGTTGTCTTTAGGTGAGAAGTACCTTGAGAACGAGGGTGATAAACAGAAGCTACAACATGGCACTGATCGTATTGCCATTGAAGCAGATGCCAGTGTACGTAAAATTAAGTTGAGCCATTGGCTCGGTAGATTACCTCTGTTCTTAGCAGAAGCCTCATGTGCATTGTACATCGCTGCTATCTTTCTGGACAGTACCGTAGCATCTGACTACATTAACCCCTTAAAACTACCTGCGTGGTTTGAGGATGATTTCTCGGTAATAGTGGCATCCCTATTTGGTTTAGCTGCAGCAAAGACCTTTATAGGTAGAAAGTAGTATATATGCCTGAAGAACAGTGGCAACAGTTGGTAGAGACTCGACTGTCAAGGTTAGAGCTAGAGAGCGCAGTTGAGGCTGAGCGTTACAGACAACTAACAGAAAGGCTAGACTCAATAGATGGGCATTTAGGGTGGATATTTAAGTCTGTCTTAGGTGCAATCATTATTGCAGTAGTAACTTTTATTGTTAAAGGAGGTTTGGTAGGGTAATGCCAGCAAGTAAACGTAACTATAAAAAAGAGTATGCCAATTATCAAGGCACATCTGAACAGAAGAAAAAACGAGCTAGTCGTAATGCTGCTAGGGCCAAAATGGTAAAAGCAGGTAAGGCTAAGAAAGGCGATGGTAAAGACGTGGCACATAAGAACGGTAATGCTAAAGACAACCGATCATCTAACTTAAAGATGCAATCAAAGTCTAAGAACAGGTCATACGCACGTACTAAGACTGCACGTAAGAAAAATAAAAAGTCGTAGACATAGAAAAACCCACGTAAGCTAATGAAAGCCTACGTGGGTTTTTTGTTATCTGTGTGTGACTACTCATAAACACCACAGGCACACTCGTTTTCACTCCAAGCACTACAAATACAAGTAGGCTTCATCTCACCATCAATGTAGGTAAAGCCCTTAGAGCCTTCGTCTGTATGAACTATAATTAACCCTGTGTCAGAGTCACCTAAGTCAAGAAAAGCCCAACCGTAGCGTGGGTCTTGATCATACTCAAAAGAAACCTTCATATCATTCACCATACCAATCTGCAGGAGCTTCCCTGCAACCAATTGCCCAACCCTTAGCCCAACTAGGAGGTCCCTGATCTAGCAGGTACTCCGCATGGTGTAGACACTTGACTAGTGTATCGTGTGGCCTTGGTGACCAACCGTCTACTTGGTTGCCATCAACAAATCCACCGTCAGGTAGGTAGAACATCACTGTTAATAAGTAGATTACCTTCAACCTAACTTCTCCTTAAGTTCCTTATACCCACCGATGTAAACACCCTCTTCAAAGATGGCAGGTACAGTCTTGATTCCTGACCTAGCTAAGAAAGTACGTAGCCACTCAGTACCTGACTCTTCACTAAGGCTTATCTTGGCATACTCAATGTTATGCTCCTCAAGTAACTCCTCAGCAAAAAGGCAGAAGTTACATTTGTTCTGCGTAATCATAACTAACTTATTCATATGATCTCCCCTTTTATTTACGCCATTTCAGCGATTATATTATCAAAGTGATTTTGCGCCACGGCAATCGCTTCATCTAAGTCTCGAACCTCCTGAGAAAAACAGTCCCAACCGTTCTGATTGTCAACTAAAAGATATGGCCCAACTCCATAATCAAGCATTCGGTAAATGTGTGTTCCGCATATTGCACGCGCAATAACAACACTATCGCCTTTGTAGGGTGCTTTTAGGCCATCTTCCCATATTAGCTGCTTCGCCATATGATCTTCCCTTTACTTCTTTATCAAACCATCAACCCAAGCATCTGTAATATTCAGAGGTTCAATAAACTTACCCACCGGGGTACTACTATCACCTACATAAAATACATCTAGGTCTGACTTATTGTTAAACACTAAATACGTATGTCGATCAGTACGTGTCTGAATAAGGTATGCCAACTGACTGTGGTAACCTTGGTCCATAATGTAGTACAACACCAGACCACCAATCTGTGCAAAGTTGGAATTAACAGTGTTGTCGGGAATGCTGTCAGTCTCCATCAGGAAGGGCGAGTGAAATGCCAAGACACCAAAGACCCCTTGGTTAGGTGCGCCTAAGAATGCAAAGGCACATGCAGAGACACAGTAAGACTTAGGTTCGACAATAGCTGTAATGTTGTACTCCTCTAAAAGGTAACCTAAGTAGATACCCTCAATGAACAGGCCACCACCTGACTTAAATGTCATGGTTGTTGTCTCAGGGTTAGCCTTAAGGTAACTCTCCACATAAGCTGAGGTCCCCTCTACAAAGGGACCCCTAAACTCTACTGTGGTGGCATCACGCTTATGTAATTCATTAGCCGACAACAGTTCGGTGAAAAACATGATAAACACTGCAATAAGTAAGGTGATTATCAGAGGTTTAAAGTAGTTATTATCATCTTCGTTATACATCTTGTTTCTCCTTTGTCGTTAGGAAATATGCCACCCCAGACACAGACAGCACCCAAGCCAAGCCTGAGATGTACGCAGTAAATATGTTGAACATGTACAAAACGCTTGGGTCTAGTTCAGCTACAAGCAGAATAAAAACTAGAGGTGTAAGTGCGATAACGCTTGCTGAAACACAGCTCGATAAAATTTTAGTCATTTTGTTTCTCCAATTCTTTCTTGTAAGCATTGTAAGCAGTCTCAACAGCATCCCAAGCAGCATCGTGATCAGCATCAGCAGCATCACAAGCAGCCTTTAGTTCTTCCAATTTAGTCATTTTGTTTCTCCAATTCTTTTCTATAAGCATCACGAGCATCATAAGCATCATCAAGAGCAGCCTCACAAGCAGCCTCAGCAGCGTCAAGAGCAACCTCAGCAGCATCACAAGCAGCCTTTAGTTCTTCCAATTTAGTCATTTTGTTTCTCCTTTGTTGTAAATATACTAGAACCAATTGAGTTGTCCTCTAGAAAAGTCTGTGTCTCAACAGAAGCCTCATATGGTTCATACCCTGTGTACATTATAAGAGCTGTTGTAAGCCCTTGCCTAAATGCGTCTGTCAACTCAAGCTCTCTTATGGACTCGTCAAGTTTCTCCTTAACCTTCTTATGATCTTCCTCAAGTTCCTCTGACTGTTTAACAGATAACTCAAGTGGTGTCAAGTGTGAAAATAAACTCCTATCCATCTTTGGTGCTTGTCTAGCCATTAGTTACCTATATCTACGATTTCACAGCTGTCACCAGAACATGCAAATGTCTGACTACCTGATGTGTTATCTTCCTTTTCAAACTCTTGCAATCCTGACCAGTCAATTGACTTTGGCATGTACCTAAGCAAACGTCTGTACTCAGTTCTGTCAACCTCTTCATAAGGTGCCTGTTGATACGTGTGCTCATCATAGGGCAGGAATGATACACCAGACATCTCATCAAAGTTCTTGTACACAAATGCCCCAACTTCAACCCACTCATCAGAACGAACATTGACCGTAATACTAGGCTTATGCTCACACCAGTGACGTTGATATGTCAGCCATGTCTCCAACTGTTCAAGAGCAGTAAGGTCCTCAGTTACTACAGCGCCCTTAGGTGCTGCAATAGGGAAACTAAAGATAGCAGTCTTTGTAGGATTGAACACGTCAAGCTCACAAGGAATGCCAACTTCAACCATAAACTTGGTCATAGGGTCATTTAAGTCACCACGTACTCTACGAATGTAGTATGGTGAGTGACGTGGGTGAATACCTGATGCACTGTCCACTAACTGAGATACTGTACCTGAAGGCTTAACACAAGTAATAGCAGCTGACACAGGGATACCTAATGCTTCTGCCATGTCTTTATTTGTGTCTACTGCCACCTGACGCAGCTTCTCAAGCATTTGGTTAAGGTCCTTGTTCTTAGATGTCATGAGCTTATTGTCCATGATACCCGTAAGTGACACACCTAACAGACGCTCCTCTTCAGTATTACGCTGCCATACCTTACGAAGGTAAGGGAACTTAGTGTAAGTACTTTGGATTGTACCTAAAATAGTTGCTGCCACCACCTTATTGGCAATATCATCAAAGGTATCTGTAGCACGTACAACCACCTCTGTCAAGTTACAGAACTGATATGGACGTAAGATAATCTCAGAACATGGGTTTGTACCATAGCGCCAGTGAACATCTGGGCTAGAGTAAACATTACGCCGACCGTTTTCCTTCGACTTGTTAATAGAAGCTTCACGGTTGAAGATGCCACGTTCACCAGAGCCAGACTCCATAAGATTTAGCCACTCACGCATAAATGAGTTTACATCAGGTTTACTTGAGTAAGCTACACTATTGTTAGCCAGTGCTCTTTGGGCGTTACTGTCCCACCACTTACCTACCTTAGCCTGTGCCATACGGTTGCTTGACAAGTTACTTAAGCTGATCATGGCACTACGTCTGACACCACCTACGACAACAACCTCACCAATCTTACACATCAGGTCATGGCACTCAATGTCAGTAAGCTTACGTCCATGTGCGTTCTTAAACAGTTCAATAGTAAAAGTAAACAAATCTACTAAAGGCCCCGGTCCTGATGCACGTCCACCAAAGGTCTTAAGCTTCTCACCAGCTGGACGCACAAGTGACGTATCCCACTTAGGAATAACACCAGACCACAAGTGCTCAAGTAAAACCCTGAATGACTTTGCCCAACCTTCCTTACTATCACCAACAACAATCGTATCGTCAGTACTATTCATAAGCTCAGGTACAGGTGGGAGCTTTTCAATCTCCTCACGCTCTACACTAAAGCCTACACCAGTGCCACACAACAAGATAAACATAGCTTCATCAAAAGAACGTGGGTGGTCCAC